CGAATGAGCGACAATACTGTTGCGAACGTCCTTGTTGCCCTTAAGACGCGTGTCCACATCGCGCCGGTAGGGTGGGCTCCCACTTCAGCTAATATGGCTGTGCTTAAGCGCGCAGCGAGGGTAGCTGCTAAACAAGTGGAGAAGCCGTACTCTAGGGAGTACACTAAGGAGCACATCCATGCACACTTTCCTCCCCGAAAGGCCGAGGAGTATTGTGCTGCTTTGGATGTTCCGTTGCTCATGCGATTTGCAAGAATGGTGACGACGTTTATAAAAGCTGAGTTGGTCCTGTTGAAGCAGGGTAAGTTTTATAAACCGAGGGTCATCCAGTTCAGGAGACCTGCGTTTCTTGCATACATGTATCGGTGGTATAAGCCGATAGAGCACGTTCTCTACCACGGGAGGTACTTGTGGAAGAGCAATCAGAAACGTGCTTGTGCTAAAGGAAGGAATACTGTTCAAAGGATGGAAGACATCTCCAAGTTAGTTGCTGGAGTGAGTGATTGTCATGCCATAGATTTGGATTGTACCGCTTTCGATGCCCATGTGTGTGTGGAAGCCTTGAGGTGTGAGTGGAAGTTCTATTATTGGGTTTCAGTCTTTGCCGGCTGGCCAAAGGACATCCGCCACGAGATAAGAACTTTTGGGCGCGAGCAAGAACTTAATAGATGCTCTGCGCGCTGTAAAGATGGGATCGTCAAGTATCGAGTGAAAGGGAACCGTATGAGTGGGGATTTGAATACGGCAGGGGGGAACGTTGTTCTCTTCTGCTGGATGATAACTTGCTTTGCGGAGGACCACGGCCTCAAGGATGAGGAGTGGGCACTCTATGACGATGGTGATGACTGCATATTTTTTGTTGCAGGATCGCGAGCCCAAGAAATACAGCCTCTTATCGAGCCTTACTTCAGACGCTTCAACCATGAAATAAAGGTTGGAGCGCCGGTCTCTGTTACCCCTGAACGTATGGAAGGCATTTCTTTTTGCCAATCATCTCCTGTGAATGTCGATGGACAGTGGAGACTCATTCGG